TAGAAAGGGGTGGGAGTTTGTACTACTTGTTCCCACTCTTACTTTAACAACTCCATCTGCTTTCACCCCGTAGGATTTATCAGACTTATAAGCACAACTTTTAATTATATTCCAAATTGGATATTGTCGCATTTTTTCTTCTCCTAGTTATAAAGAATTGAGGCACTCTATGAATGCCCCAAGTTTTTAAAACTAATTGCCAGAATGTAAAGTTCCATTCATGAAGCGGTTAAGAATTTCCCTTGATTGGTATTTGTCGAGGTCAAATTCATCTTGTATGTATGGACTTGCACCAAACATATTTATTTCTCCCGTATTCCTTAAATCAATTAAGAAGTCATAAATATCCTTGCGAAGTTCGGGGGTGAATATCTGTACCATTTTTGTATCTCCTTTCTAGTTATAAAGAGTTGAGGCACTCTCTCGAATGCCCCAAGTTTTTATAACGGCTTAAACATATCAGCCATTTTAACAAAGACTGTATTATATGCGTTATATAAATCAATGTCGTCTTGAGTATGAAGTTTTAGAGTATAACTATCTTTCTTCATTTTGATAGTCTCCATACAGTTAAGCAGATTGTCGTCTCCATCCATACAATTAAGGACTATGTCAAGTGCTTCACCAATTGGCATATCCTTTTTGTATTCATTAGGTAAATGTATCATTAATATATCTCCTTGCTAGTTTAAACGCAATAAGGCACACGCATAAAACATGTATGCCTTACAACTTTTAAACTAAGTACAAGCTAGGATTTATTGCCCCACTTGTAACGCTAACCAGATTTTTAAAGAGCAACACATGGACAGGAAAACACACGCATTTAATACCTACATAATACACACCCTGCTACAAAAGTCAAGCTCTTTCTTCAATTAATTTAAAACTATTGCATATAAATATATTAATGAGAACATCTATCATATGCTACTGAGAACCATTCGCAATTAAGAATTATTCCTAGATGAGAATCATTCGCATTAAGCGTAGATGGGAATTATTCGCATTTGCGAGTCAGTCGCAAGTAAGAATGCAAATGATAATCATTCTCATTTAGAAAAACCCCGAAAGTCGCCCCCCCAGACCACCCAAATCGTGCGTGTGCCCACACACAGAATCTAACCTCCATGTAAAATTATTATTTTTTGAGTAATTCCCCGCACAGATACCCAGAATTCGGGCACAATGAATAAATACTTACACAGACTAAGAAATTTATGGTATAATATTGCTTATATTTTAAAGTAATATACCTAGAACCACACATATAAACACACATTGAACCAACTACCAACAACATTCTAAATAAATAGAATAACTTTGTGTATATTCTAGGAATACAATAAGCAATTTTATGGTATAATATTAGTATATGGCAAATAAAGGTGAAATTTCTGTAGACTCAGAAGATGAGATTAGAGAAATAGAAAAAGAATTAGAAGAAGAACTAAGATATGCAGTAGCATCATCTAAAGGTATAGTACCAGCAGATGCTGTATTAAAGATTGAGCGTAAGCGAGGTCGACCTACTGGTGGTCTTAGTGCAGAATCTAAGAAAGCTGGAGGTAAAAAGTCTAGAATCAAAAGAGGACAGACGTATAAACCTACAGATGACGATTATTCTAAGGTAGAGGAGATGGTATGTATAGGATTAGACCAACATACTATAGCTAAGATAATGGGTGTAAGTAATGCCACCCTTACTAAATATTATTCTCATAATTTATTAGTAGGTAAGGAAAAACGCACCGCCCGAGTAGCAGGTGTAGCGTATGAGATGGCAGTTAGTGGTGAATCTCCTAGTATGACTACGTTTTGGCTTAAGACACAAGCTGGATGGTCTCCTAAACATCATGTTGTTGTAGAAGATAGACAGTTTGACATACAATGGGCACAGAATGAGGCGGATATTGCAGATGCCAATCAGTTACTAAAGGATAAGGATAGCAAAGTACACTAGTATTTATGCAAGAGGAGAGGAAATCCATAGTAATTCCCTATACACCTAGGGATTTACAAAAACACTTACATACTAATCTAGATAGATTTAATGTTGTTGTATGTCACAGAAGGTTTGGTAAAACTGTATTTGCTATAAACCAGTTAATCAAAAGTTCTGTAGAAGATATACAAGCTGGTAAGAGACAACCTAGATATGCGTACATAGCACCACTATTTAAGCAGGCTAAAACAGTTGCTTGGGATGAATTAAAAAGACTATGCAGCGTATTCCCTGAGGTTAAGTTTAATGAAGCGGAACTAAGAGCTGACTTCATGGGAGCTAGGATACAACTGTACGGAGCTGATAACTATGATACTCTCCGTGGAATTTATCTTGACGGTGTAGTATTAGATGAGTATGCCCAGATGAACCCTAAGATGTTCTCAGAGGTTATAAGACCGGCACTCTCAGATAGGAAAGGTTATGCCATATTTATTGGTACACCTAAAGGGAAAAACGAATTTTATGATTTATACCACTCAGCACCGGATAGGAAGGGATGGGCTAGATTCTTATACAAGGCGAGTGAAACAGGGATACTAGATGATGAAGAGTTGGAACTTGCGAAACAAGATATGGCAGAGACTGAATTTGAACAAGAATATGAGTGTTCTTGGTCTGCTGCACTTAGAGGTGCGTATTATGCTAAAGAGATTGAAACTGCTTATGAAGAAGACCGAGTGGGGAAAGTCCCTTATGACCCGGCTAAACAAGTAGTAACAAGCTGGGACCTTGGAGTCTCAGATGCAACTTCTATATGGTTCTGTCAGTTTATTGGAAAAGCAGTACATGTCATAGATTATTTTGAAGGTTCAAACGAAGGGTTGCCTTACTACATAGATATATTAAAGAGTAAAGGCTACCACTATGGTGCACACATAGCACCACACGATATAGTAGTTAGAGAATTTTCTACTGGTAAGTCAAGACGAGACCTAGCATTTGACCTAGGTATTGACTTTCAAGTAGCACCTAAGTTAAAGGTTATGGATGGTATTGATACTACTAGAACTTATTTAAACAAGTGTTGGTTTGATGAAGAAAAAACCAAAAAAGGTTTAGAAGCATTACTACAATATAGAAGTAGTTATGATGATAAAAAGAAAATTTGGTCACAACGACCAGTCCATGATTGGACTTCGCATGCTAGTGATGCATTTCGTTATTTATGTGTAACAGATGTAGTGTTTACAGGCAATGATAGTGTCTGGGGAAGGGAACTCCCTGAGACTGATTTAAGTTGGATAGTATAAGGAGAAGTATATGCCAATGAACCCAAAGTGGTTAGAAAATAAATTAATAGAAATGGCACAAGACATTAAAGACCTGAAAGAAATAATGAAGGCAGTCAGCAGTAATCCGCCACCTAAGAAAGAAACAACATACCCTATAAATAAAGGTAAATAATTTATGGCAAAAATGACAAAGCGTGAGCTATCTGCTCACCTAGAGCAAGAAATACAATCTGCTTTAGGATACAAAGACGGAAAGCTAACAGAACAACGCTCCGATGCATTAGACCGTTACTATGGTAAAAAGTACGGTAATGAGCAAGAAGGTCGTTCTCAAATTGTCACAAGAGATGTAGCAGATGTAATCGAATGGATTATGCCTAGCCTTATGAAAATATTTACTTCAGGTGATAAGGTAGTACAATTTGAACCACAAGGACCTGAAGATGTTGAGATGGCAAAGCAGTCTACAGATTATGTAAACTATGTCATTATGAGACAAAACCCAGGATTTCATATTATATACCAGTGGTTTAAGGATGCACTGCTACAAAAGAATGGTATAGTAAAACACTATTGGGATGACAGTAGTGAGACATTAAGAGAAGAGTATAAGAACTTAACAGAAGAAGAATTTACTGCACTCTTAATGGATGACAATGTCGAGGTAAAAGAACATACAGCCAATGGCGGTGAAGAAAACATGGATGAAATGGCTCTTGCACCACAAGCTGTAACGCATGATGTTGTTGTTAATAGAACGTATGAAGATGGACAGGTTCGTATAGAAGTTGTACCACCAGAAGAATTTTTAATAAACAAGTATGCCAAGACAATAGAGGATGCTCGTTTTGTAGGACACAGGGTAAAGAAAACTAAGTCTGAGTTGTTAGAACAAGGCTACCCTAAAAATAAAATAGAGAATATATTTAGTAATGATGAAGCTGATTATAAAGCTGAAAGACTTTCTAGATTCTCACACGAACAAGACAATTCACCAGAGGGTGACATTGACGATGGAATCTGGGTTACAGAATGTTACATGCGTGTTGACTTTGACAACGATGGCATTGCTGAACTAAGAAAAGTAACGAAGGTTGGAGATGAACTGTTAGATAATGAGGCTGTGGATAGTGTTCCCTTCTCCTCCCTTACACCTATACCAATGCCTCATAAGTTTTACGGTCTGAGTA